TCAGAAGGGGGGGGGGGTGAGGGATCAGCAGGGCTGGCCCATGGTGCGCTTTAGCTCCAGATACAGGCCGGGACGGATGTCGACGCGCTCGGCCTCCCTGGCCATAGGCCAGAAGTGGGAGGGAACGCAGTGATAGCCCCGGTAGCCCTCATCCCAGGCAGCCACCCGGCGCCCGTCCTGAACCAGGACGAACAGCCGGCGCGGGTTGCCGTTGCGGTCGTTGTGCGTGCAGCAGTGCTGGAAATACATCGGGCGATCAGCGAAGAGATCAGAAGCGGCCAGAGCTGCCGCTGAATCCATCTTGCCCATAGATCGCGCCAGAAGTCAACCGATCGCGATCGAATCGCCAATACATATAGAAGCGATCGGCTTTGTAACTGAATGTGACTTGCTTAATGAAGCGTTCGTAACACTGTTACAAACCCGTTACACAGGGTCTTTTTTTTCCTACAACGTGAAGTTATGTGACGGGCGGGCCAGATGTCTCTCCAAAATATTCCCCCAATTTGACCCCAATATAGGGCACTTAGGGGGATCCGGCCATAGGGAGTTGAGTCAATTTAAACTGAGGAATAACGTGGTAAATAGAGATAGTTATGCCTGTATCTCCGGCAGACTTCGAGTTTTATTCCCGGATGACGGGGCAGCCCATTCCCAATACTCCAGCAGGGCGTATGGCTATCGCCCCGCAGGTGTATAACATGCGTCGCGGCGGAGGTGGTTTTGGCCGTGTTCTCCGTGGTGCCGCCAAAGGTGCATTAGCTGCAGGTGCTCTTGCTGGTGCAGGCGCTTTGGCATTAGCCACTCAGGAAGAGGTGGCCAAGACGGGTGGAGAGAAGAAAGCGAAAGTCACTGAAAACCTGACCGATACGGGTCGCTCCACTGAAACCACCCCTGGCGGTCAAAAGGTGACTGTCAGTGCAACTGATAGTGAAGTTGCTGCGCCCTCGATTCGGGATAAGGTCCAGGACTTTGTTCAAGGTTTTAGAACGGACTCCGGTGAAGAGTTAGTTGGTACTGCTGCAACTCCAGAGCAGATTCAGGAGTTCCGCAACCGCTACTCAGGTCAGACGCAGATTCCTGTTGCTTCTCCTGAAGTTGAGAACGAAAGCCTGGCGGCCCAACGTGCTTCGGTCCAGGCCCCGACTGAACCTCGGGTCGGTGTTCGTCAACAACCTTCTTCTGGCGTAATACAGACTGATTTATCGAACGTTGCCGCGAAAGAATACAGCGTTGGCAAGATCGAGCCAGGCACTGAAATGATCACGGACCCTGAGCTGAATAAGTTAGCTCAGCAGTACGAGTTTTACGAAGCCTCTCAAGACATTAGTCCTTTCCAGGCACCGGGGACAGAAGCTTTCCCTAAGAGTGGCATGGAGTTACTCGCTGAACAGAGTAGGTCTGTTGACAAGCAAGAAAAGGACTTGGCACGAGAAATCCTTTCAGGTCTTGCGGACGAAGGAAAGGTTCGCATGGCAGGCTCCGTCTTTACGACTGACATTCCTGGAAGCTCTGCAGTTAGCAGTATTCAACTTGATCCTCAAGACCCTCAATACATGGGTGTGGCCTACACCAGTAATCCGAGTAAAACTTACAGGCAAGCCGTTACCCCGACTTTCGCCCGCGCAATGATGTCTCAGATGGATCGCCTTTCCGATCCAGAACAAAGCAGTCTCGAGCAATCCGAGATGGGTTCCATGGGGAAACTGCTTTCTGGAATGAAAAAGACGGGAGCAATGGTCAAAGAGGGTCAAACAGCTCCAGAAAGTCTCACTCCTTCTGCTTTTGTGACAAATAAAGGCCGTGAAGTCGGAGCTGTGATGAAGCGAGTAGAGGAAGCAAAGGCTGCAGCAGCTAAGCCTGTCACCCTTGGTGAAATCGCTGGAGATGTTGTCAGTGCTTTAAACCCTTTCAAAGATAGAAAGGCGGAAGCCCAAAAACGGCAACAAGCCGAGCAGTTGGTCATCAAGAGCCACGGCGATGTGAAAGATCCTGTTCAGAGGCAAAAGCTTATTGATTTCTACATGAAGCAAAAATAACTTCGAAGTAATATATTCATATATACTTTGAATCCATGTCCTTCCTCGAACCGGTTATTGCGTCTATCCTCGGCGCAGCGGTCACTGCCCTGGCGGTGTTCCTGAAGAAGAATATGACTGCCCAAGCTATTCTCAAGTACGGCCCTCTTGTTGAGAAGGCCTATGACATTATCGACCCGGTTCTTGATAAGAACCTGAGCAACTGGGATGGCTCTAAGGTCGATAAGGCTTTCGAACTCGCAGTTGAGTCGGTGGCTGACGGCAAGCTTTCTTCTGACGAAATCAAGAAACTGGCTGTCCACATGGCGCAATCCTGGCTGCCTGGTGCAGCTGCCCAGAAGGTGCGTCTGCTTGAGCAAAACGGCATGCCCCTCGAACAGCGTAAAGCCGCTGAAGAGATCACCGCTAAGGTCAACACTTCCGCCTGATAATGGTAAGTTTCAACCGACGAACTAATACGTCCGACGAAAAATTTCTATCCGGAGACACCCCCTATAAGGGGACTTTGGGGCCGAACCGTGATACGGATACTTTTGATGCGTTTGCCTCCCGGCTTCGCAAAGAGAATCCCCGTTACGACGACTTCTACTCCGGGAGCAGGACTTTCAACGACGTAGCGGCTATGTCGCAGGCGAAGATTGATCAGGCCGCAGCGAGTCCCGAACCGACGTTTGCTAATCCTGGCGACAACAGTTTTGCTAAGGATTTCTTGGCAAAATACAGTGTTGGCGTACAACGCGGATTTGTCGGAGAAGATGAGGCCGTGGGTCCGCAGACTGTCGCTAGAATAGCTTCACAACCTGCAACGGCAGCTTCTAACGAAAGCAGCCAAAACACCGCTGGGAAGTTCCCCGGTGCTAGTGGAGTAAAAGTTTAATGACAGGAGCAATTAGACCAGCAGGAGAAGTTCTGCTTAAGTTTTTAGAATCTGAACAAGGCCGTAAAGCTTTAGGTGAAGGGGCCAAATATGGCATGGCTGCTGCAAGGAAAGGTGGCCAGGCATTAGGTAAGTTTGGTTCCATGGCCGGACGCGCTGCTGAAGAGGCAGTCCTTACTGGTGGTCCTGCTGCTGCAAAGTTTGCAGAGCGCTTTGTAGATAAACCCGGATTGGTCGGTAAGGTTGCCGAACGTGTGGCGACTACACCGACTAATCAGATTATCGATGCTGCGGTGATGGCTGGGCAAGTTGCCAAGCCAGTATCTCAAGCAGTGGCTGTATTAGGAACAGGTGCTCTTGTCGGTGGTGCACTGACAAAACCTGAAACTGCTTACTCGGCAGCAATGGACACGATTGCCGCTCGTGAAGCTTCGGCCTACGGGATCATCGATGCCAAGCTCCAGGCTGATGCAGCTCGTCAGCTCGGCAACCAGGAACTCGCCGCTCAGAAGTTCCAACAGTCTCTCTACCTGCAGGAGCAGCGTCAGCAACACGATCTGATGATTGCCCAGGCGCGTCAAGAGGCACGCACTCCGCGAAATCAGCCAATGTCTGGCGCCAACCTGTTTGACCCATTGGCGATGGGACAACAAATGCTTGGTTCTATTCCTCAGTACTAATTAAAAACAATGTTTGGTGAATACGCGAACAAGGTCGACTTGAACGGACCTACATTAGGAAGCTTCAGTTCTGAAACCTCTGGGGGCTCCAAGGGTTGGAATTTTGGAGACTGGTCTCAAAAGAACCCAAAGACCGCAGGATTTCTTAAAGGTTTCATGAAATCCCGAGGCATGACCGGTAGCGGCGCAGGTGCAGGCGAAGGTCAGGGAAAAGACAAGAAACCGGAGATGTTCGGATTCGGCGCGACCACCAGACAACTTGCAGAAGGTCTGACAGAGACTCGTGATCCCTTCTACATGCACATGACCCCTGGTCAGTACGTCCGTGGCAAGAAGGGTGCTGGCAAAGTTGCTCTTGAAGCAGGACTTGGAGCGCTACAAGGCTTTGTTGCCGGAGGCCCCATGGGTGCCGTTGGCGGAACTTTCGGCTCCCTTTCACAGAACTTAGACCAGTTCTGATCTGGTTGAGGAGTTACCTAATTTAAACTAATTAACATAAGAAGAAGTATTTAGTTATGCCTGCTCCAGTAGCAATTCCAGCATTAGCAGCGGCTGGAAAACTCGCGATGGGCAACCTCCCACTGCTCATGGCAGCCGGGGCAGCCTTGCCTTCCCTTCGCCAGGGACGTCCGGTCGAGGCAGCTTTACAGGGTGGACTGGGTTATCTCGGAGGCGGCGCCTTGATGGGACCCGCACGCGGCGTTCTAATGGCTGGTACTCGAAAGCTGCCAGGCCTCTTGACTGCCGTCGCTCCAAAGGTTGCCGAGAAGTTTACGCCCGCTGCTCTTAGTAGGGCGGCGTACGGTCTCACCGGCCTTGGGTTAGGCGCAGGTGCTTTAGCTCTAGGTGGTGCATCTAATCAAGTAGCTGGCCAGGCTGCTCAAGGTGTACAACAAGGCTTAGGCCCAGTCGCTCAAACAGGTGCTGGTGTCATTGGCTACACCGCTGACGGTGCTCCTGTTTACGGCAACATCGGAGGAGGCGCACTTCCTCAGGGACTTGGCCAATATGGACCGACTTCTCCCTATGGTGGGCCTCTCGATGTCCTTGGCCCCGCAGGAATGGGCCAGCGTCTTCAGACCCTGAAGGATGCCCAAACCCAGCGTGATGTCTTCCGCACTCTGATGCCCGAAGTTGTGGGTGTGCGTGAGGCGACTGCCAAAAAGGACATGGAGCGCCAAATGGCTGCAGCCGGCATCCGCCAGAACATTGCAACCCGCGCTGCAATGCAACAACGTGCTCAGCAAGCCGGTCTCCAGGCTGGTCTCGGGGCACTCCAACAAGCTGGTACCGCTCTGACCCAGCAATATCAATATCAGTGATATGACAGACCTTCAGATTGAGGTACTAAAAAGAGGGGGTTACCTCCCCTCTGATTTCAGTCTTTCGCCTGATTACGGCGGTCCTAAGACTGCTCAGGAAGGTCTGAACGAATTCTTTCAAGATCTTCCGGCGAATCTGACTTTTGGGTTGATCCCTAAGGCGAACCCTTATGGTCGACTTGATCCCGACCAAAAGCGTGATTATGAAGCTGGACGCGCCGCTGATATAGCGGAAGCCATTAAAAATCAGCAGCAGGCCGAGCTCAGGTCTTTCCAAGGAGAGGTCGACGAGAAGACTGAGCAGCAGCGCCGACGGAACGAGCAAGATAAAGCCACCGATACTGCTCGATACATTGATCTTTTAGAGCAAATCGAGAGAATGAGGGGTAAGTCTGCTCTTGAGCAGATTGAACGAGCTGGCGACGTTGGCACTAGGCAATCTATTGCTCAAATGCAGGCCCTCTATCCTTACCTGCGTCAAGCTGGTGTCGAAGGTAGAGAGGGAGCTCTAAGCGTCAGCCAGCGTTACAAGGCCTTCAAAGAGATGCTGCCCTCCAGCATCCAGGCCATCATGGAGTCGAAACAACGTCAGGCAACTGATGCCTCCAGAGCATTTGCCCTTGAAGCACAGGCCATTGCGAATCAGCAGCAAGCAGCCACTGGTTTCGGCACCCAAGGGATCGGTCGTTACTCTGGCCGTCGTATTGCCTAAACTAAAATAACAAAAGCAAAGGTATAACTATGGGCGGATCCAGGCCTTCCCCTCCACCACCACCGTCAATCGTCTACGCCCCGTCCCCTCCACCGCCGACGGTGACGCAGGCTCCTACGCAATCTGTGGCGACCCAGACTGCATTGAATGAGGTCAGCGGTAAGCAGACCCGTCTGAACATGGAGCTCGGTGCGAAGTTAGACCGTACCAATGCTGAGTTCTTTGCTGGTCAGGACATCCGCCGTACGCAAGCTGCAGGTTCTGAATCGCGCCTTACGCAGAAGCAAGCTGGTGAGATTGAAACTGGCCTGACCCGTGTTCGCGGCCAGGAAGAGCGAGCAGGCATCGTCGAGACCGGTGCTCAGTATCGCCGTGGCCTTGAGACCGCTGGTGAGGAGACCCGGAAGACGACTCGTGTTGAGGGCGAAGAAACCCGAACCACTGACTTGCAAAGGGAGATGTTCCGTCGCTATAAAGAGCAAAGGGATTACGAGCAGGCCCAGAGCCAGTATCGAGCATGATTGATTGGATTCACTCTCTGACTGACAAAGACCGTGAATCCTTTCTAGCTTTCTGCAAAAAGGCAGGAACTCCCATCCAGATCTACCTATACGCCCGTTTCTTGGGGTTCACTGGTTCCATCGTTGAAGCCGACGAGTGGTCCCAGAAGGAATTCAAGAAGCGGGATTTTTCTGGCGTCTTGGAGATGGAGATCGACGCCATGACGATGGACATCTCGAAGCTGCGGGATGCGATTGATATGGGAATGGTCAAGCAAGACATGGGCGCCTCTCGCATCGCGATGATGCAGAAGGAACTGCGCGGCAGCATCAAGCAATTGAATGACGAGAAGATCTTGATGGACAAGCAGGGTTTGATCCTTGCTGGAGCCGACCGTGCACTTCGGGAGATGCTTACGATCTTCCGTGATGATCCGATCGAAGGTCCGCTTCAGGAAGCTTCAATGGGCGTCTGGACGAAGATCCTGCAAGAAGAGTCTTAGTAGAATCAGAAAAAGAATCTGCGTCGATGTCGGCCTTACCTTTACCAGGTACTCCAGGGGCTATGCCGCCTGAAAAACCTTTTATCTTTGTGCCTGAGCGGGATACCCGTTACACGGATGTTTTCGGCAATCCTAAGTACGAGAATGACCTGAGCGATTTTTCTCAGAAGATTGACGAGGCAGATAAGCAGATGAATGAACTTCAGTTCCTGGTTGACTTCCTAAAACGTCGTTCTAATTGATGTATGGAGCTATGCTTAGCGCATGGCAGGAACCAGTATTTATAGCGTCTATCGACGTACTGCACGGGCTGCAGCACAGCAGCGTGTTGTAAAGAAGTCATCGAATATTGATGTCGAACGGGCGCGTAAAGACTTTGCATATTTTTGTGATGTAGTTGGAGATAAACCCCCTGCAGCGCACCACCAGGAGTGGCATAAGTACCTGTGCACCGGGGATGACAGCGAGTGTCTGATTGGTATCGGTGGCCCCAATATCGACATCCTGGCACCACGCGGTAGCGCTAAATCCACGATCCTCGGTTTGTACACGGCTTGGGCTGTTGGTGTCCATGCCATGGCGAAGAAACCTTTGAAAATCCTCTACATCTCCTACACGGTTGATGTGGCACGACCCAAAAGTGCAGCAATCAAGAGGATCATTGAAGAAAGTAAAAATTACAAGGAGATCTTTCCCACCGTCAAGATCGCAAAGGGCATCAATTCCAACGAGTACTGGAGTATTGATTGGAAGTTTGCCGGGATCAAGTCAACCGGTGAAGAAGAGTTCACGGTATGTTGTGCAGGTCTCAAAGGTGCTGTGACCTCGAAGCGTTCACATCTCTGTATCATCGATGACGCGATCAAGAGTGCGGACGATATCAAGAACCGGGACATCCGGCAAGCAATGGAGGACAACTGGAACTCCGTTATTGTTCCTACGATGTTTGAGGGCGGACGGGCGATTTGCCTCGGAACCCGATTTCGTCATGACGACATTCACAACTCCACTTTCATTCCAGCCAATGACTGGGTGCAAATCGTCCAATCTGCAATTTCGGTAGACGAAAACGGGGACGAAAAATCCTATTGGCCTGAAATGTGGTCTCTTGAATACCTTCAAGATCGCCGTCGCCAAGCTCCGGTCGCCTTTAGCTTTCAGTACCAAAATCAGGTCGTCCAAACGAGCGAGCTATCGCTCTCTCCTGATCTGATCGTCAAAGGAAACATCGCCACTGAGTTCGATTGTTTGGGAGTCGGCGTTGACCTTTCTGCAGGTGTCAGGGAACGAAACGACTATACGGTCTTCGTGATGGGAGGGCGAGTGGGAGGGAAGATTCATATCATCGATTGCAAACGTCTCAGGATCATGGGAAACCTCGAGAAGTTAGAGGCAATCATGGAAATGATGGAAGAGTGGGGTGTGGTGCACAAAGAAAAAGACCAATACTTCCCTTCAGGAGCCAATGTTGAGATCTGGTCAGAAGCTGTGGCCTACCAGGCTTCATTGGAAGCTGACTTCAAACGCATCTGTCTTGGAGAACATGGTCTCTACAACCTGCACTGGCATCCGGTTAAGGGTTTCAGAGGCGATAAAGTCGCACGTTTCCGTGGCATCATGGGTTTGTTCGAGCAACGGAAAATAATTTTCAACAAATATCGTAAATTCCAGGCGCTGACTGATGAGATCGTCAACTTCGGCGTGAGCTCACACGATGACTGCGTCGACGCTTTGGTTTGGTTGTGCAACGGATTAATGACAAGAGGCAAACTGGAGTTAGAGTATTGACGATTTAAACTATAGATATTCACACGCGATGTCTCCCAGCTATTACTTAGTTGAGCTCGAGCAGGATGCTTATGGTTCTGCAATCTTGCCTCTGCCTGACGAATTGTGTCACGACATGGCTCTGCAGCCGAACGAAAGTTTCGATGTAGAAGTTGAGGACGGCACCATCATTTTCAAAAGGCTGGAAGCTGGGTACGATATTGATCAGTAGACCTCTTAAACAGAATGGGCGATAGTGCTAAATCACAGCTTGAATCTATCCTGAAGTCGGTAGTTTCACGCGACAGTACAGGCCCTGCGGACACCATGCTGGTGAACGCCCACCTGTCCCAAATGAAGATGTTTGGGATCCGCCAAGGTGTGGAGTTCTATCCGATGCAGGATAACTTCGGCACCCAGCGGTACGACTTTATCCAGCAGGTCATCAAGTTCAACAAACTGGACGCACGCTTAGATTCGATCTGGGACCGATTCCTCGCTTTCGGCAAGGGTCTTTTCTACATCCGGCCTACACAGAAGACATATCGTATTTACTGGTTCGATCGTGATGCGTACCGTACTTACTACTCACCCGAAGGTGACTTAGAAGAAGTCATCATCATCTATCCATATAAGGTCAAGTCCTCGCGTGGTTTCCAGGGCGTTGGCCTGAACACTGACAAGCGTTACATGCGCTTGCGGATCACTGCGGACACCATTGAGGAGTACCACAGCGAGCAGGAAGTCAGCTTTGACAATCCGTCGATGGACTTCCCGTTCAACGACAAGAAGGTGTTGAAGAACACCATGGAGTTCATTCCATGCGTTGAGGTTCTCAATAACCCAGATGCTTTCGGTACTGAGGGTAGCGGTGAGTTCGAATGGCTTGCCAACCAGATCGTCGCTCATGACGAGATGGTCAAGAACATCCGGGCAAACCTGTCGTTCTTTGGTAACCCCACCCTGCTTTCTTCTCGTCCTAAGCAGGACATTGTTGAGTTCGATCAGAAGGACGCGACCCAGCGCCCCAGCATCTCCAGCCAGTCTGGCTTTGAGTCTGAGTTCTTCCTTTCCAGCTCGACCTACAAGCAGGACAATGTAACCAGGCAGTCCCCTGGGTACAACGGCAAGCCCGGTTCCGGCATGCGTGTCCCCCGCGTCATCGCAAACCTGGAGCCCACCGACCGTGTCGGCTTCATCACGCCGAACGCGGTCAGCACTGACCAGGCTCGTTACGCCGAGCAGCTCCGGAGTGAGATTCGCCTTGCCCTGGGTGGTATCGACGACCTGAGCATTACGAACGTCACTGCGACTGAGTACAAGTCTGCATACGGTCGGGTCAGCGCCACGGCCAAGAAGAAGTGCCTTCAGCTCTATACCTATGGCATCTGCCGTTGCTTGGAGCTGATCATCTTCCAGGAAGAGCAAATCTTCCGTAAGTCCCTGGCATACGAGAGCGGGATCAAGTATCCCGAGCTCCCCGAGGAGCCTGACGACAAAGACCTTGAGAAATACGATCGTGCGAAAGCTCGGTACGAAAAGAAACTTCAAGCTGCGATTGATAAAGCAATCGAAGAGCAGGAGATTCCGGACGGAGTTTTAGGTCTTGCGCCGGATGGTGATAGAACCATTCAATGGCGTTGGTTAGGTCCTGTGTATGAAGACACAACACAGGATAAACTCAACCAGTCTATCTTCACCAGAAACTTGCAAGAGTTAGGAGTTGATAGCATAGAAGCACTGAAGTATCTATTCCCTTCTAAAACGGATGACGAAATCGCGGGCATGCTCTCCGGTTTCCCATTCCGTGTGGTAGGGGAAGTACAGAGGGCTTACTCCGCATTCATTGATCTAATCAATCAAGAGATGCGGACACCACATCCGCAGCAACCAAACCTTCCAATGGCTGCGGATCCGAGACTTGATCTCACCCCCTTCCTTTATCGCACACTCGAAAGCCTACAAAAAGAGGTAACTTATGCAGGCCGATACCGCAATGCCGACCCAATCGGCACCCCAAGTATCCCCGACCCAACCGACCAGCTACGCGGCTCCAGCGCAGACGGCGGCGCAGGCTCCGGCGGTTTCTACCAATCAGCAATGGGTGGCGCCTTACCAACAGGTGACGGCCCCAGCCCCAGTAATGCAGGCCCAGATGGGGACGCAGGCACCGGCCTCAATCCCTACTCAGTACAGCCCCCAGCAGTACCAGGCGCCCCAACAAGCGGACAACCCTTACAAGGAGGCGTTCAACAAGGTGGTCGGACTCCTGAGTTCGCCCGTCCAATTCCCGTCCCTGGGTCAACAATCGAATCCGAACCAGGCAATCGACCCGGCCAGCTACGGTTCCCAGCAAACAACCCAGTTCAACAACCTGGGGATGCAGACCTCTACGCCTGGGATCAACAACAGCCAGGACTTCTCCAGCAACTCTTCCCAAACTTCGCTGGAAATAACTCCGGAAATGCTCCGCGCCAACGGGGTAAGCGAGGCAAGTCTTGAGGTTATTGATCACTTCGGTCCTGACGCCGCTGCGATCGTTAATAAGTATGCCTGTGATGTCGAAGACGCTCTGATTCAAACCAATCAGCAGCTGATTCAAGCTTGTGAACTGCTTCAGGAACTCTCCAATGAGCACAAAGCTTATGAGACCATCCTGACTGATCCCGACGTCCTCGCCGACTACACCTGCGAGTTCTTCGGTGAGAATGGCCCCCACCCCATCCCCGATGAAGCCGCTGCTCCTCAGGGTCAGCAAGTTGGCCAGCAGTTCCAACAGCAGCCTGCCGTTCAGCGCGTTGCTCCCCAGCGCCCTGAGATGCCTGTTCCTCCCCAGCCTCAGTCCCCCGCTAACGCTGGCGATTTCTGGAACAGCTTCGGCAACCTGGCCGACCGCGACCCCTCCAATGCCTGGCGTTATCTGAACTCCGCCGCGCAGAACCCCGAGGTGTTCCGCAACAAGCTCCTGGTGATGGAGTGATCGCTAAATATAAATAGTTCTAGAATAGGGGGTAGCTAAGGCTGCCCCCATATTTTTTATTTAACATGGCAAAGAAGAAGGCAGGAGCAAGAGAAAAAGCTGATCAGTTCCTGGCAGCGATTGGTACTGCCGGCGGGCCGATTGGCGCTCCCGGCCTTGTTCAATTCGGTGCTGGCGATACGTCGCGTCAAGTCATGTCTGGCAACGTTGACGAGTATGCAGCTATTCGAATGCAGGACATGGAAGCAAAAGTTGGGGACCCCAGTGCTCCTCAGCCCCGCATGCCTCGCGATCTGGATAACGCTTATCTCAAGCTCAATCTCCCCGGTTCTCCTTTACCTGCTAACGGCCTCTTAGCTCCTCGTGCTCTGGGCCAAGCAGAGATGTTCCAGAACCAGATTCAAGTGCAGCAGCAGTATCAGTTACTCCCGATGATGCCTCCTACCGGACAGCTGCCGATGGGATACGCCCCCATGCCTAATCAAAAAGGACAAAAATGATGGACAACAGCAA